ACTAGAATCGGGAACCCTGACCCGTGCTTGCTCCGCAGCTTGCTCACGATCGCCATGCAGTTCTCGAAGTGCTCATCGATCCGCTTGGACTGCAGGAAGATCACTCGATCCATATCGATACCGAACCACACAGCGTAAGGCTTCATAAAAGCACGCTCTGAGTCGTCCAGAAGCGGAATTCCACCAAGACGCTGAGTTGAGGCGATCGTGTGATAGATAGCGATGGACTTCCCAGTGGAAGGATCACCGTAAAGCTCGGTGACCCTTCCACCAGGATACCCGCCCGAGAGAGGACGACCAGAAAGCGCCCAGTTCAGTGCGTACGAACCGGTATCGTAGAATTGGATCGGGAACCCATCCGGTGTTGAACCTATCTCCCGCTTGAGCGTTCCCTCCACTGATCTCACAACCGCGTCAAGTTGCACTGCTGTGATGATATGCGGAGTAGATACTGAACTCCGATTCTGCACTAAATTAGGCTTCGCTTTCTTCGCTTTCCCTCTCGGCACGGTCGATCCTACCTTCCGCAGTAGACAGCCAGACACGGATCACGGAACGCACATTCCTTGCAGCGAGCCTGCCCCGGCTCGTAGTCATCACCGAAGCAGGACGGCTTCCCACCCGGCTGGGCGGAAGCCTGTTGCGGAGCGGCCTGTTGCGGAGCGGCCTGTTGCGGAGCGGCCTGTTGCGGAGCGGCCTGTTGCGGAGCGGCCTGTTGCGGAGCGGCCTGTTGCGGAGCGGCCTGTTGCACAGGACGAGTCGTCACGTTCGACGGCGGCGTCCCATGCGATGTGACAGGAACCCCCTGCACAGCCTCCATTGACTGCGCGAGTTCCGACACCTCAGCGAGACTCAACAGTGCCCGCTTCAGCGTCACGAGCGACTCGATCTTTTCGAGCCAACCAGCCGGGAGAATCTCTTTCACACTCGACGGCTCACCGTGCGGTGTGACCGAGTACTGATTGTACTTTGAGGGGTGCTCGTCACCAGGAGTGAGATGGATGTCGAACGTCCGACCCTTCTTGAGATCGAGCACATCACCATACGACCTGTTCGTCGCAACCGCCTTGATGCCCTCATAGATCTTGGTTCCGACCTCCACCTGCTGAATCTCCTTCGGGAAATCGACGTCCAACAGGTTGAGGAAGTACCTGGGCTTCGCGACGATCCTCTTCCCCAGCTCCTGCTGTTCGGGAACGGGAGAGTCCTTCAGCTTCCGGCTGAGAACACAGAGCGGACAGTTCGCCCGCAGGTCGCCGTCTCGCAGACACGCGACCGGCGGGCTGTTCTCGGGACCGACGCCGAAGTGAGTCCACTGCCTGTACGCGAAGAAGCTGATGTCCTCTTCGAAATACTTCTTCGTCGGCGGAAGCACCCGCATGTTGTTCGACTTTGGGCGGAACTTGAACCCACCCGACTTCTCCTCGTTTGCAAGCCCTTCTTGGTTGAGCGGCACGATGAATCTCCTTTTCTTGTCCCGTTGTGGGACCGTTTACTGTTAGGTTCGCTGCTCCAGCCGCAGATCGTAGCCCAACTGAATGAGCATGTCTCGACGATGCTGGAACGCTTCCTTCACAGCCCTCAATACGCCTTCCTGATGCTTCGCACTGATCAGCTTTTCCTCTGCCGCAATCACCTCCTCATCTCCCGGCAGGAGCTTGTCGATTGTAGCCTCGGAAGGAACCTTCCCCTTCGAGTCAACCGAACTACGCATCCCGCTCGCAACCCGCGACTTCGTCACCTCCAATTCCAGCTTGCAGCGATCCACGTTCGTCAACGCCGCAGCATAGATAGTAGCGTACCACGCATACTTCCCCGGCTGATCGACGAAACACTTCTGAATGTCGCCACGATCGATGTGCAACTCGGCGTCGACATCAACCGTGTACTCCGTATCCCCGTGCTCAAAAACAGCAACCGACTTCCCGCGTTCTCGAGACTGCTTCGCCATCACCAGCTCCTTTCAAGCATCAGTACAGTACCACAATACGAAACCCAACAGGTTCTTCAGAGAGAAATTTAGAAATGAACACCTTTTTCGAGCTTACCCTTCTCACCCCATCTATTGACCTTTTCCAGGTCAATCAGCATCGGCACCTTAAGCCAATCAAACTTCCATGCCGCAACATGACTATCGATGAACCGAGCGATGTCCGCAACCTCCTCTTCCGGACCCTCACCCATCAAGGAGTCATGCACCGTCAGAATAAGCCGCGTCTTGAAACCACCATCGACGAGGAACTGCTGCGTTGCGATAAACAACTTCAACATGAGATCCGAAGTCAGACTCTGCACGAGCGTATTGACTGCCTGTCGCTCCGCTTCATGCCGCTCCCAGTCCTTCAACTCAAACAAACCAGGGAACCGACGACGTCGACCGAGTTCGGTCTCGACAAACCGATCCCTGTAGAGTTTCTGGTGAACCTGTGCATACCACGCTGGCAAATCACGATAGATGTCGAAGTACATCTCCCTGAACTTCTCGCACTGCTTGAGCGAGAACCGAGTACCGTAGTTATACCGAGCGTACGACTGTAGACCCGGCGGCATCTGACCGTAAAGTAGACCGAAATTGACTGGTTTTGCATCCTGCCGAAATTTCTTGTGTACTGGATTGTCGAGGTTCATTTCTTCGGGCTTAATCCCACCCATCTGTGCACCCATCATCAGGTGGACGTCCAAACCACGACGGAAGATGTCAATCATCGTCCGGTCGTTCGCCAGAGACCCAGCAACCCGCATCTCAGCGGTCGCCAAGTCTCCATAGATCAACACATTCCCCTTCTCAGCACAGATCATCATTCGAATGCGCTTATCCCGTGGGATCTGATGCAATCCAGGGTTCCGAGCTGAGAGACGCCCGGTCACCGTAGCCGTCAACATGAAGGAACAGTGGATCCTGCTATTCTGATCAGCAAAGTCTGGGTACGGTCGCAGATACGTATTGAGCAGCTTCTCCTTCTTCCGAATCGCAAGGATATCACCAGCCAGATCGATCCCTCGATCTTCATCAAGCACCTTCAACACCTTCGCATCAATCTGTGGAGCACCTTTAGGAGTAAGTGAAACAACTTCCAACTTACGACGCTCGAAGAACTCAAACCGAAGGTCATCCGATGATGTAACGACACGACCCTTGGGCATTTGCTTGTTCGCAGCCGCAATCTGCTGATCGACCTCAGACTGCAACGACTTCATGAGACTCTTCAGGTACGGAACATCAAGATAGACACCAACACGTTCCGCCTCATTGAGCGCAAACGCTCCCGGCACCATCAACTCATCATGTACCTGCCACAGCTTCGGTGTCATCTGCTTTCGGAACACCCCAAGCAACTGCAACGTGTTGTCGGTGTCCTCGCAGTTGTAGAACCCCATCCGATCCAACGGAACGAACCGGGTCGGTTCCAACAGGTCGAGGTACCCATTCAGATATGTCGCCGACAGCTGCTTCAGTCCGTACGACTTTCGATTCTCGTCTGTCAAGTAAGCCACGATCATCGTACAGATCTGACGACCGTTGACCTTGTAGCCGAAATGGCGCAGCCATGGCACGTCGTGCTTGATATTGTGCCACAACTTCACCGAATCAGTTGCCAACACACGACCAACAGCCTCACGGTTTGCTGCTCGAACCTGCTCATCCTCGATCTCGAAGTGGTCCAGAGGGAAACAGACCGCGTGACCCTTCTGCCAGCAGAAGGAAATCGTCAACATCTCAGCTTCTGGCTCCCAGAAGTGCAACGGGTAGTTCTCAATGTCGCAGGCCAGAATCGGCTGCTCACACAAAAAGTCAGACCACTTCTTTGCATCAGCAATATCAGTCACAATATGGTAGTGACGATCAGCATACAACGACCCATCCACAAACCGACGAGCCTTGTCGAGATCACGAGCAAATGCACTCTCGACTAATCTGTATTCCTCAGGATTCTGATGCTGCAATCGATTCACGTACGAGGGATGCCAGGTTGGAAGGATCGTCTGGTTCCCGACCCGAATGAAGTTCCCACGGTTTCGCGCCCACATCTTCGTAGACATGAAATACGAGTAGGCCGAAGGGCCGAGAGTCACGATCAGTTTTGGCTTCAGTGATGACAACTCCGCCCGAAGATGCTTGTCCCCACACAGCTTGACCGTAGACTTTTCCGGCATCGCGTTGTCCGGAGGACGACAGGAAATCACATTGTGGTACGAAATAGACTCGGGGGGTAGTCCGACAGACTTCAGCGTGTTCCGCAACCGTCGACCAGCAAGCCCGACGAAAGGTGTTCGCTGCTCAACGTCAGTAGCATCAGGAGCCATGCCAACAATCGAAATCTGACTACCTGGCACGATTGATGACGGAACGTAGTTGATCTTCGACAGCGAACATTTCGAGCATTTCACCTGATACGTGGATACTGTTCGTTCAACCAACTCGCGAAATGACATATCAGATATCCCCCAACCAAGATAAACCACCTCGGGGGTCTGATTTCTTCAACTTTGATGCAATTACTTCAAGTACCTGGATAGCTTTCCTCGGCTCGGGCTCCAGCTTATCCCTATCAACCGCTTTAGCGTACACCCCGGCAGCAACATCTGAGAGATCTTTTGAGCCAAACTCAGGATGGTCCACTTTCTTAGCCCTGTAGTTGTGAATCAGTTCAGAAGCCTCCTTGATGAGAATGGGATAGTTACAATACTGCAGTCTCTCCTCGTACACAGCAGTACGAAACGCAACGTAGGGCGCATCGGTACGATCGATCGAAAACACCTCAGCGTTCACCCCAGCATTATGTAGAAGCTGCTGGGTATCCTCGGACTGCCAGCCGTCCGTAGTCACCAGCTTGATGTTCACACCCTTCTGACGCAGGAACAAGATGAACCGACGAACCTTCCAGAAAGGTATCCTTGAACCTTCCACGTTCACAATCCGAACAATGAAGTCATACCGAATGATGTCATCCTGCATCCTCGTTACAGACCCGTCCGGTTCAATTCTGTCGACAATCTTCGACCCGCATACATGGCCCATCCCGAGGCCACAGGCGCACTCACTCGCAGCAAGGTCGATATGGATGTACCTGTAATGAGGAGAACGGAACTCATCACGCATCTCAAAGCAGTCCTCCAGACCAATAACACCTTTCTCTGGTAATTCAATGGTCTCAGAAGGAAATGGGCTGACAAGGTCCGGGTTGATACACTTCATCAGGTACTCGGCACGCGGAATGAGCTTGTTCTTGCGAATACTACTCGTTGAGATACCAGCAATGTCTCGCAAGGCTCCGACAGGATCAAGTAGGAAGGCTTCCAAGAACTCAATCGGCGGATACTCAATATCGAAACCCTTT